GTTGTATCTTTGCCATGTCGATGTCGTAGCGCGACTTAGCCAGCGCATCTTTGACCGCCGCGTCGATTTGCTGCTGTATCTGCTCAGGCGTCGGCGCTTGGCCTTGCTCTTTCAAAGCTTTGATCATTTCAGACTGGTGCGGAACGTCCATAAGCGCAAGCAGGAACGGCAGCATAATCTGCTGCAAATTCTGCGGCACCGATTTGAATGCCTCACTCATTGATGCGAGCTGCTGCTGCTTGTACGTCGTTGATTGCGGAACATCGTTCAGGCCGACTTTGAGGCGTACGCGCTGCACGTCATTATCGAGATATTCAAATCCCGACTCGTCGCATACGCGGCAATTCAGGCGGATTGTGCGATCCTGCGAAATGCCTTTACCGTCGATGAATACCGTCTCTTCTTTGCCTGCCATGTCTTCAATAATCATCGCGACAAGCAATTCTCCAACAGCGGTGCGCGCGGCCTTGAAGTTATCCATCATATCAGCGAGAGACTGATTGCTCTGCTCAACCTGAGAATTGAACTGAATGCCGCTTGTCGCCGAGCCTGCCTGGCCCTCAAACTCGTTGTAAATGCCGCCGGTCCTGCGCAGCGCGGCTCTCGTGTCCTCAAGCCTGCGGAATTGCTGCTCTGTGAGCTGCAGGTCTGTCTTGACCTCGAAAATACCGCCAGCGGCCATTGCGTCAGCGTCGAGCACAATATCAGCATCTGGCCGCGCGACCTCTTGCCGAAATTGCTCATCATCCCCAACAACAGCGCCAACGGTGCGCGTCACCCTGCGCGCGCTCATCATCCATTGTGATTTGCTGTGCAGCGCATTGATCTGGTCCTGCAGGTAGATCATTCCCCTGGCAATGCCGAACGGCGCCAGCGTGCGGTCCTCTCTATACCCCCAAAACAGCACATAGGGGAATTGGCCGTGCGTGTATGGGCTTGGCATGTCTGCCAGTTTGTGAGGCCCCATCCACCACGACATGCGCACGCGCGACACAATCGCTTTTTCAGGCTTCACGATTCCCTGAGCGATCGCCGCAATATGCGCGGGATTATTTTTGTCCAGCTCGACGACGCGACTGTCTGGCATGCGGAGCACGTGCACGCTCTCCCACCGCCGATACCAGCACTCAGTCAGCGCTACGCGGTTGCGCTCGCGATCTCTCCAGTGCGACTCCTCGATTGACGACTCTCGCTCTTGGTCTTGTGAGGTAAATAAGTCTGGCAGGCTGCCGCCGAGATTTGAGCTGAACTGATCAATCCCGAGGTTAGTCCATCCAGACGCGGCGTGCTTGATTAACTCCTCTTTGCCCTCGAAAATCTGTTGGGGGATACGCTTGTCGAACCACTGGCGCCGGATAACAAAGCGCGCATTCGACAAATCAGGCTTCGCGTGCCAGTCCCAAAATACCTCATTGCGAGGTATTGCCTCGACTTTGTACGGGAATTTGAAAGGGTCCTCTTCCCGTCCGACAAACACGCACCCTAGCCCGACACCTATCTGCGACTTGAACGCATCGCTGCACGCTTTATCTGCGTGCGACCGGCCCTCTGCTTGATGAAGTTTGAAATTGATCGCGTCCGCAACGTCGTCAGAGTCGTCGACAGTCTCTGGCGTGACCTTCCAATCTGCGCGATTTTTGACCTCCATGCCGAGCACGGACGCAATAACCGGACCCATCAGCGGTTCGATGGCTGGCGGAATGCCTAGCGCCTTCATGCGCTGCAAAATCTCGCTGTCGATCTGGTTGCCGTCGATATAGTCGGCTTCGCGGTCGGCTTTTGTGCGCCATGGCGGCTGATCCTCGATTTCCACGAGGAAACCTGTCAGCTCGTCCAGCGAAAGCTCTTGAGTGCTCAAAATCTACAATCTCCAGCTTGACGGGGCGCGACGTGGTGTAACTTGCCGCCGATTATCATTAGAAAAAAAACGCTCCGCACAAATAGCCAAGAGCCCAAACGCATCCGCGCCGTGCGACGCCCAATCGTGCTCAGGGCCAAGGCCAATTCCGCGAGCCTCGTCGCGCTTCTCGTGATACCAGCCGAGAGCATCAATTCCGCCGCTTGTTTTTGATTCATTGAACCAACAAGCGGGGAATACTCGCCGGCCGGCCTCTATTCTTGCTGACGCAGCGCCGCGACCTTGGTTTGGCACCACTTCTACCGCGTATCCCATGCCGCGAAACGCCGACTCGTAGCTGACGTTGAATACCCTGTCGTGCGTCTCGCCGTCGTGCGGCAGGACGATTTGTGCGACATTTGGCGTGTAACCCTCGTTGCGCAGCCATGCGGCATGAGTGGCTACGTCCTGGCCTTGCGCCTCGTAGTAATTGAGTACTCGGACCTCTCTGCCAACAAACTGCACAGCCCAGAAAACAAAAGCATCAGCTCGCGCACCAGTGCCGCCGATGTCTGCAATCAACCGAATAGGCAGGTTCGGATCAGCAGCAACGCGACAAATGCGCCCTTCGGCCTTCGCAGCGGCTAAAGCCTTGGCGTAGTAAGCACCGACGAGCACTGTCGCGTACTCGCCTTCCCAAATGTGCGGATACTGATCAGGATCAAGGCGCAGGCAGTCCAGGCGCTCTTGCTCAAGCTCTGCAGGGAAAAGCGGGTTATCTCTCCAGTTTGCCTGCACCACCACCGCCCCGGTCGGCAAGTCATCGCCGCGCAGCAGCGCATCAACGGGATCTGTCTTTCTACGAGCGTTCCACGAAAACCACAGCTCCGAGCCAGGAGCGCGAATCGTTGGGCGCAGAAGCGACAGCGACGTTGCTGACATGCTCTGAGCCTCTTCTACCCACGCAATCCGAAAACCCTCCAGCGACTTAATCGAATCTGCGGTGTGGTCGCGCATGCCCTGAAAAATGATAATTCCATCGCCAGGCGTTTCGATGACCTCGTTAAACACCTTGAAGCCGTCAGCCTCTCCAACTCCAAGTGACGAAAGCTTGTCCTCGATCAGTCGCTTGCTCGACTCTTTGAGCGATTTTTGAATCTCTCGAATGCCTACCGCACGGGTGCCGCGCTCAAGCAAGCACTGCTCGATCAGTGCCTCAGCGAAAAAATGCGACTTGCCGCTACCACGACCGCCCCACGCGCCTTTGTACCTCGCGGGCTGCAACAGTGGCTCGAAAACCTTGGCGGTATCAATTACCAAATTGCGGGCCATCGCCACCGATGATTCTGCGCGTGATCATCGTCACGGCCATTTCTCCGTCGACCTTGATCTTGTCGGTCCACATCTGAAGATGCCTGCCGCACAACTCAAGCGACGCGCGCTTGTCGGAAAGCTTGATCTTTTTGAGCGTGCCTGCTGCGCTATCTCCACCATGCGTCTCTGACACCTCAATGCCGGCGATTGCCGCTGCGGTGTCATCGTCAAGCTCGTGGATCGGCTTCAGCGACCCGTCCGCATTGAACGCCTTGCGGATGTCGAGAAACGCCAGGCGGCCAAGCTCAATCAGAACGCGATCAGCAGTGATCTCAGTGCGCTTGCTGCGAGCGTTCATCGCCTCCGAAATGGCTTCTTTAATTGCAGGTTTCCGAAGGTTTTCTTGTCCAATTACATGAGCGGTCTTTTCGCTGTATCCAGCGCGCTTTGCCGCAGCTGTCGCGTTCAAGTCGATCAGGTACTCGCGCACAAACACCGCTTGTTTGTCGCGTAGTGCCATTTCATTCTCCTTGCTCAGAAACGAAAAACCGCCCTCTCAGGCGGCTCGTGTTTTGGGCGCAACTTCTCCCACGCGCGGATTCTTTCATAGCGTCAGGCTATTGTCAAGCGCATCACCATAGTATCCCTTTGCGCCGAAACGCAATGTCAAGCGCTGCGTGTGCGTCGAGCAGCGACGTGTCGTAGTCGCGCATGCGGAATACGGCCTGTAAATAGCAATGATGGATCGCCGCTCGCTGCGCTGGCTCTCGCAGGTCGTCGACGCATCGATCGATGATGTCGCATCGCTGATTTGCCGCGTCGTCAGCTTGCTCGTCTGACGTATCCCGAGTGACGACGCCGCCGCCGATCGCAAAGCCTGGCGAGCGCTCGGGATAGCCTATGCGCATCCTGTATCC